TCTTACGACTGATTACATTTTTCTTGAGCAAAAATCTACTGATTTTATAGAAACTGCTTTTCCAGCCGCCAACGCAACTGGCGTTCCAAGGTATTACGCGATTGACATTAACAACAGCATACCAAGCACTGGCAAGCAAATTATAATCGCGCCCAGAGCAGATAAAGAATATAGGTTAAATATAAAATACATTGGCAAGCCAACATCGATTGTGGACGGATCTGCCACTTACATTGCTCAAGAGTTTCCAGAGGCTTTGTTTTACGGCACGCTGGTTGAGGTCGCTAACTTTTTAAAAGAAGATCAAAGCATAATTGCTAACTTTGAAAATAGATTTCAGCAGGCAATGGCGAGAGTTAAGAATACCGTGGACGGTAGAATGGCAACAGATCAATATCGATCTGGCGAAACTAGAATTAATCCAAGCTAGGTAAATAATATGGCAATTACATCAGCGGTATGTAAATCATTTAAAGTAGAGGTTCTGACGGGCACTCACGACTTTACTGCTTCGAGCGGTGATACATTCAAGCTTGCCTTGTTTACGTCAAGCGCTAGTTTAAATAAGAACACAACAGCATACAGCACAAGTAACGAGGTAAGCGGCACAAACTATTCGGCAGGCGGAGCAAACCTGACAAGCGTAACGCCAGTCTTATCTGGCGACACTGCCGTATGTAACTTTTCTACTTTGACATTTTCTAACGTAACTGTCACTGCTCGCGGCTGTTTGATTTATAACTCAAGTAAATCTAATAAGGCCGTTGCGGTTATAGACTTTGGTTCTGACCAATCAGCAGTCGGAAGCAATTTTGTAATAAGCTTCCCAACAGCCAACTCAACAAGTGCGATTGTGAGAATTGTGTAATGCCGTATCAAGACATACAATTTGCCGCAGGCATAACTAAACAGGGTACTGACTACACCGATAAAGGTCGGTTTACTGACGGTAGCTTGGTTAGGTTCAGAAAAAATAGAGCAGAGAAGCTTGGCGGTTGGAAGACCACTGGCGATAAAAAAACCACAGGGATCAGCACTAACAAATATTTCGAGGGTCACGCTAGGGCTTTGAAAAGCTGGATATCGCTAGACGGATCGAGGTTCATGGGGGTAGGAACTGAGGAAAAAATTTATGTAAAGTCTGGTGATGGTTTTTACGACATTACGCCTTTTGATTCTGACGTCGTCAGCACCAACACCTTTCATGTTATGGCCCAAATAACTAGCGGCTCTAACACCATACAGTGTTTCTTTATAAATAACGGCAATCAAATATCTCCGACCCGACCAGCATCAATAGGCGCTGGAGACACTATTCATTTTTCGGCATATGGTGCCCAAGACATATCACTGGCTAATTTCAGCGTATCAGATATGTCGGCGAGTTTTACTGTCAGCTTGGGCACAGTCGGGGCTACTGAAATAATTACAGTTCCAGCCCCAGCCACTGCTACTTCAACCGTGCTTGGCAAGTTTATGTATCTCTCTGAAGTAGGTTATGAATTAACGACCACTAGCGGGAGTTCAACATTAAAAATCACTGCTGGCAGTGATTTATCCCTGACGCTAAACAGCTACATAATTATTTCGGGTGCGAGTGACCTTGGGGGTAACTCAGGTATTACTGCCGCAATGGTCAATCAAGAATACAAAATAACTGGAATAATAGACCTTAGAAACTTTGAGGTTGAGCTAAGAAATACAGACGGTACGGCTGTCACAGCAGGCGCTACAGTCAGCTCGACTGGAGGATCTAACATAGCAATAAACTTTTTATTGGCGTCTGGGCTAAACAGTTATGTGAAAGATGTAGGCTTTGGCGCAGGCGTTTGGAGCGGCAATTTTGGTTGGGGTCAGGATGCAATACTAGATCCTGAAAATCAGTTGCGTGTGTGGACCCTCGATAACTTCGGTGAAAATTTAATAGCCTGTCCAAGAGCGCTGAGTATATATCGGTGGGTAACATCATCAGGCTTTACAAGCGACGCGACAAGAACTGCGGTCAGAATGGAAAAACTATCAGAAGCTGACGGAGCCAATCTTGTCCCCACAAAAGCTTTAGCGGTTACAGTATCAGAAATAGATAGGCATTTAATTGTTCTTGGTTGCGATCCTATTAATGATGGTGGTACGGCAAGAACTGGTGTCATGGACCCTATGCTCATTGCATTCTCCGACCAAGAGAACGATTTAGAATTTGAGCCAAAGTTAACAAATACAGCGGGAAGTTTACGACTAAGTTCTGGATCAACAATTATTGGGTCTATAAAGAACAGGCAGGAAACAGTAATTTTTACTGACACGGCTGTTTACTCTATGCAGTTTATTGGCCCGCCGTTAACTTTTTCAGTTAACCTTATTAATGAAGGCTCTGGCTTAATTGGACCAAAGGCTTCAGTTAACGGACCTACAGGAATATTTTTTGCGTCAAAGACTGGGTTCTACTCATACACAGGTGCGGTGCGAGCTTTGCCTTGTACAGTACAAGATTATATTTTTAATGATATTGATTTAGGTCAAGCATTTAAAGCTTTCATGGGAATTAATTCTGAGTTCGATGAGATGTGGTTTTTTTATCCGAGCGCTGAAGATGCAACGGGTGAAGTAAGTAGGTACTCTATTTACAACTACGTTGATGGTAGTTGGTCAATTGGAAAATTGAAGCGATATGCATGGCAGGACGCTGGTGTAGACGACAAACCAGTGAGCAGTTTCTTTTCAGATGACATTAGCTCTGGTCGCCTGTACGAACATGAAAACGGGTTTGACGATGACAATAGCGCAATGACAAATGTTTTTTTACAAAGCTCCAGCATTGATATTTCTAGCGGTAATAGATTTTCTTTTGTAAAAAAATTGATCCCAGATGTTGAGTTTATTCAAGACACAAGAATTAGCTCTACCCCAACTATGAACATAGAATTACAAACAAAATCATTCCCAAACCGAGATCGGGAAACAGATGCTGACAATATTGTTTCTGTTGGTGAGACCACTGGGGTTTTGCACGTTAGGGCGAGAGAGCGAGCTTTATCTTTAAAATTTACAAGTGACGACGAGACGCCTCGCATGGGATTTAAGTGGCAGTTGGGCACCACGAGGCTGGATCTTGTGCCGTCAGGGGGTAGATAGTGAGCTTTTTACTTCCGACAAACTTACCCTTATCTACGGACGAGAGCGTTGATTCTGATACTTATAATCAGCTTGTGAGGGTTCTTGAGTTGAACCTTGGCAGAATTGATGTCGCGGTTAGTCCAGTATTTACACAGACAGAACGAGACACCCATAAATTTGCAAGCGGAGCCATAATATTTAATACTACCACTCAACAGCATCAAGCTTTTGATGGTACGGAATTTAGGAATTTGTACGACCATCAAACATACCCGATTGGTCAATCTATGACCGCATCGGTCGGAAGCGTAACGGTGAGTTAATTATGAACGACATGAACTTAAATACAAGAATTCAAGAGCTGGCTATGATGGCTGAAGGCGGTTCAGTGGAAGATGCTGACCCAATGGCACAGCTTGAGCAAATTGCTGGCAGTGATGGCACTGATCAGCTTTTGTCAGCACTTCAAGAAACATCAAATTTCATTGATCAGGGCGGAGCTCAACAGCCCAATCAGGATCTTGAAGCGACCATCAGTGATTTACTATTAAGACTTCAACAGGGCGACGATGAATTTTCTCCAGAGGAACAACAGGTACTAGACATTATTGAAAAAGAAATGGGGGGGTTTGATTTCTTAGACGATGATGATATTGAAGACCCAGAAGACGTTGAGGACGATGTAGACGAAGAAGAAGAAAGAAAATTAGACATATCAGAAGAAGACATCGAAGTGATGAAAGATGCCGCAAAGGGTCTGGCCTCACTTGGCATAAATGGTGATGACAGAATAGCTCATGTCGGTACTGGCGAGGTTGTTCTCCCAGCAGAGATGATGGATGACCCTGAGTTTGCACAAGCAATGATGACTCGATTTGAAGCGATGGGCATTGATCCCAGAGAGCGTGTTGTCGGTTCTGGCATTGCGTCATTAAATGATATTTCTGGCCTAGAGCAATTTTTCTTTAAGAAAGCCAGAAAGTCTTTAAAGAAAAGATTTAAGAAAGTAGGTAAGTCGATAAAGAAAAGGGCTAAAAAAGTTGCCAAGTCAGTTAAGAAGCGAGTGATGAAGCCGCTTAAAAAGGTTGCTAAAAAAGTAGTTAAGGTTGTCGCTCCAGTTCTTTCAATTATACCAAACCCCCTTCAACCCTTGGCGATAGGTGTAACAAAACTAAACGCTGTGCGTACAGCCGTGAAGGATGGCGATATACTAGGCGGCATCACGGCCATGTCTGGACTTGGCGGTTTAGGTGGTGCGGCTGGTGGTGGCATAGCTAGCCTTGGTAGTAAAATTGGCGGCGCTCTAAAAAATGTAGGCGGCGGGGTACTCAAAGGTATTGGTGATCTAGCTGGCGGCGTTGGAAAAGGTATAGGCAGTTTGGCTAGCAATATTGGCGGCGGTTTCGGTGACGCACTTGGCTCCCTTGGAGAGGGTGTTAAAGGTGGAATTGGTGCATTGCTTGGCGGCGACCCATACAAGGTTGGCGGGTTGACACTTGACGAAGGCGGTTTATCGATCCCCGGTTTTAAGGGCGGAACATTTAATGTCGGATTGGATGGTAAGGTTTCTTTAGACCAGCCTCAATTCACGGCGCTTGAGGATAAATACAAAGGTAAGTTCGATACCTTCACTGGCGGTCTTGAAGATAAAGCAAAAGCCACCCTTGCAAACTTTACTGGTGGCGGTGTAGGGAAAACTTTGAAATCTCTCACCGATTATGAAATCCAAGGAGGCGATACCCTAAGCGGAATAGCCCAAACAATGGGCGTGTCTGTGGATGAGCTCATGGAAGCTAATCCAGAAATTACAGACCCAAACAAAATATTTGCTGGCGCAAACCTGAAGATTCCTACCTATGAGGTGTCATACGCAGATGCGGCTGGAACTCTTGGCTTTGATCCAAGTTTAATAAAGCTAGGCGATCAGTACGAGGGCGTCGGCGGCTTGTTCGGGCAAGGTGATGGTCAAGTAGTTCAGCAGGGTAATCAAGTAGTTCAGCAGGATGGTCAAGTAGTTCAAGCGGGCGCTCAACCAGTAATGGTACAAAACCCACAGACAGGTCAGCCACAAATAATTTATCAGCAGGCGCCTCAACAAAGCGGTGGCATGAGCGCGTTAGGTAAAGGTTTAGCGGCAGGCATACCCGCCTTGTTGCTAGCCAAGTTTGCATATGATGAAGCCAAAAAAGATACGGGTGTTCAACCAGATGCGATGACCAGTATGAGTGGCATGGGTAGATTCAATATCGAAGAGGAGATAGCCAGACGTACTGGTAAGTCAGCTCCAAACCCTGTTGAGTACGGTCTGTTGCCACAAGGCACGTTGCCACAGATAGCGGCGGCGGCACCCATGCCAACCGCTTCTGATAATGTAGTGGTTGACACGCAGGCTTATGCAGACGGCGGTTATGTGGAAGAAGACTTCATACCTATGGACGGTGAGATCATGGGAGCAGGAACAGAGCGATCTGATTCGATTCCAGCCATGTTGTCAGACGGCGAGTTTGTGATGAATGGGCAAGCAGTGAGGGGTGCAGGCGGATACCAGATGATGAATGATGGTGGTATCATAACTTTAATTCCAAGCGATGATGAAGATCGAGGTCAGGGCACACAGATGATGTATGACTTGATGGATGAGTTTCAGAACAACGCAATCCCCGCAAGAGGTTAATATGTCTAATCCAAAAAATTACATATCAAATATGACGAGAAGTGATTCGTTATATAATCCTATTGCACAGCAGTTGATATTTGGTGGAGGCGGCACTCAAGGTTTGTTGCCGCAAGCAATTACTGCATCTAACAGAGCCTTCTTCAATCCAGACGGAACGCCAAAAGTTTACGGCCAAAAAGTGGCTGGCTTTAACCCAGATCAAACACAAGCTTTCGGAATGACTCGTGACAGCATTGGAATGCGTGACCCATATTACAATCAAGCGCAGGATATTTTTAGCGGTGGATTTAATCAGTATCAAAACACTTTAGGCAATGTGGCTAACATTTATGGCTCTGCCAGAGATAGAATGGGCGGCAGGCTAAATGAGGTCGATAACCTTTATCGAGATAGTGTATCTGGATATGGTCGAGGAATACAAAATCAGCTAGGCACGTTTGGCCAGAGCCGCGACCGATACCAGCAAGAATTAGGGGATATTGGATCTGGGCTTCAGCAGAACTATTCCGACCTCAATACTGGGCTTGATCAAGTAAGCGATATATTTAATCAAGGCACAGGTCGATACCAGCAAGAATTAGGTGATATTGGTCAGGGCTTTAAACAAAGCGTTGCTGATTATGGCTCTGGCCTAGATCAAGTTAGCGACATTTATAGCCAAGGCAGAGATAGGTTTACTGGCAAAGTTGGCGGCAT